CGTTAAACTTAGCAGGCTGGACTGCTCTTCGGTTTGCACGGTTTCTCTGATTGGCAATCAGCCCTGTCGGGAAAAACCAGCAGTACGCTACCGCTGTGAGGGGGCCGGCCTTTCGGTCGTGATTGGAGAAGCGGGCCCATGGTGCCTCCATGGGCATGCGGTGCCGAGACGGGACTGTGGGTGGACGTGTCTTTGACGTCGACCCTCACCTATTAACATTTACAACTATGCTGCAACCACTCTTGTTAGTCGTCTTCATAGCTGTTTGCGCGTTTTTAGTTTGGGCAGTCTGCCAGCTGCTCGCCATTTGGGTCTGGTTGTGCTTCGGCACTATTTGGCCCGCTTGGTCTGTCCCTCGGACTGAGTTGGCCCCCAGTTTACCAGCTGGGGTTGAAGGAGACGGTTTGGGACAACCGGCTCTGGAAGAGGGTGAGGCTGAGTTCCGTGAGGTACCAGTCTCGGCACACTTGTGTGCCAGGCCTCGGAGACGCGCCGTTTGGGTGCGTCGACTCGAGAGGGTTTTGGGCGTGGCCCCTGGCTGCGTGGGTCGCTTCGTGCGTGGGCGGTGGACACCTGACCTCCCTGCGCCGGAGTTTACACTCGCGGCTAACCTAACCCTTTCCCATCTCGAAGATGGGGCAAAGATCCTTGGTGGAGGATCTGTCTCTTGCGGTGAGAATGGGCGCGTTGTTTATTACGTGCTTGAGCTGTCGGATGGTTCTAGGGAGTTGGTAGCTCCTGAACTATTCTCATCGTTAGCCACCTACGCTTTTCTCCGTGAGCGTAGCGCTGTTCTTGTGTCTGCTTTGCGTCTTCGTGCGTTGGAGTGGTGCAGGCAACAGGGTCTGTCTAAGACCCATACCTGGGCATTTGTGCCTTCAGCGTTCAGGTATGCGTGGCAGGTTGGTGTCACCGAGGAGAGAATCCGTGACACACTTGCCGGTGGGCCAAGTCCACCCCTCTGGTGGGGTTCTGCTTAGGCAGGACCCGTCGCTGTTTATGGTAGGTGCTCGGGATCCACGGATTTTGAGTTAATGGAGGGTTCTGCCCTCACCTACCGGCAGGACGTGGTCTGTGACCACCGACAGAGGAGGCAGATGTGGACCGCATATGTGACGGGAGTGCCAGGCACGTGGGTTCCTTCCGTCCATGCGAACTGCATCCATAACGAGGTTGAGGCTTTGGCCAAAAGATCTCTAGCTCCTCCCCCATACCCAGTGGACCGTCCGTTGTCGTGTGATGTCATTAGAGTGTTTAGGCGCTTGAGGGGCATTGCAAGGGCGTATAGTGGGTCACGATGGAGCTACCTGGAGACGGCGTTGTCGTATGATGGGGCGATGCGTCGTAGGTACCTTGAGGCAGAGGCGTCATTGAGGCATGATGGTCCGTTGGGCTCGTCGGATTACATGCTGCGCGCGTTTCTGAAGGCTGAGAAGTTGTCATCCGCCAAGGACGGCAAACCTAGAATGATTTTTCCAAGATCTCCTAGGTATAACTTGGTGGTTGCGTCTTGGCTGAAGCCTTTCGAGCATTGGCTATGGGGTTATCTCACTGCCAATAGGCTCTTCAAGGGTTCAAATACCAGGGTTGTGGCTAAGGGTCTTTCTCCCCGCCGGCGTGCGAATCTCATCTTGCGTAAGCTTGGTGGGTTCTCAGATGGCGTGTGTTTTGAGGTGGACGGCAAGGCGTTCGAGGCCCACATAAACAGTGCTCAACTTCGAGAGGAACATGGGATATATGGAGCGGCGTACCCGGGCTCCGGACTATTACATGTTTTGTCACATCAGCTTCGCATGTTCGGTGTGACGCCTCACGGTGTCAGGTTTGAGAGAGAGGCGGGCAGGGCAAGCGGGGACTTCAATACTGGCATGGGAAATACGCTCATCATGCTTGCAGTGACTGTAGGGGTGTTGAATACCTATGGAGTCAAATTTGATGTCCTCGCTGATGGTGACAATTGTGTCATCTTCCTGGAGAGTTCCCAAATCGATTTTGTTAAAGCAACCTTCTACCGTGATGTACTCGAGGCCTCTGGGCATGAGTTTGTGTTAGAGCGACCTGTTGTTTACGCTGAGGATGTCCGTTTTGGACAGTCGGCACCAGTTTTCCTGGGTTCCCGCTTGGGCTGGACCATGGTCCGGGAACCTATGAAGGTCCTTTCGGGGGCGTTCAGTTCACACCGTTGGTTGCGTGAACCGAAAGCTGGTCGCCGCTGGTGCAAGGGAGTGTCCCGTTGTGAACTCTCATTGAACCGTGGCGTGCCTGTTTTGCAGGCGTTCGCCCTCAGTGTACTTAAATCCACGGCTGACGAGAGGGAACCAAGTGCTGATTGGTTCCTGGACTATTATGTTCAAGGCGCGTGGTTGGCAGGGGAGAGGGATGTCATCCCTGTTAGTCGTGAGGCTAGGATTAGCTTTGAGAAGGCCTTCGGTATTTCGCCTGAAGACCAGGTGGCTTTGGAACGGTCGTTCAGTGGTCGTATAGGGTTTCCCTCCACTGTCGATTCGATGCCACCTGCCTCCTCATGGGTATTAGCTAGACCGGGACTGTACGAGTCTTGGTGGGATGGCCACATCTAGTCTCCATAGGTAAGCGGTTGTATGCAATACGGTGTTACCCAAGCACCCACGGAACATCGCGCGTTTGTCGCTTTGTAAGCATGCAGTTTCCGCATATGCCGTTGGTCGTGACAATGCGGCCTGAAAAGCTCCCTGAGTTTCGGGAGGCGGATGGGAATGTTTCTTTGGCCCCAACAGGATAGCAGAAATGTGAAGGTGTGAAGGGCTATTGTTTGAATCCGGTGCCACCTATGGAGATGATGGGATTTGCACTTCCCTGCACAAGTGTGCATTGTGGACGCTTTACCATTTTGGCCATCCACAATATAAGATAAATGGCGCTGCGGGTAGGTGCGAGAGTCCACCCCGTGGGGTAGGGCATCATAATAATACAAGTTTTCTGGTGTTCACTTTTCCTTGGATTAGTGTTCGGCTTCGGTCCTAACAGAGACCTTGGGGTACCTTGATGTCCT